AATGTTCCAAGATACATACTGAAAGCATGATCCACTACTTAGAGGATTATATGTACTGTACTAGAAAGCTGGGGCTTTATGTGCAGTTAGTAGCATAAATTATATAGGGGTTATCTAAATATATTTACCTCCTGTGATTAAGTTATATAAAGACTAAATCACAGGAGGTTTATTTTTATGATAACAGTAGAAAAACTGGAAAAAGGTACTTATTTTGATGATGCTTTTAAGATCTCATTTAGATACGATCCCACTACTGTAGCTAAGGTAAAAGAGCTGGCAGAGCGGAGATACTTACCAGAGGATAGAGCGTGGGAGATCCCAGCACATGAGTTACCAGCTCTCATAGAGAAAGTAGGGCTTAGCAATATCAAAAGTGAGGAGGCTGTAGTACAAGCTCTCAATACTAAGGAGATCGAGGATAAAAGAGAGGCTACACAGGAGAGGCTAAAGGGTATTAAGCCTGTAAGAGATTTTGATTTTAAGACAGCTCCCCTCCCTCATCAGATCGAGGCTTTTAATTATGGAATGGAGAAAAACTCTTTACTTATCGGAGATGAGCAGGGCTTAGGCAAAACAAAGGAGAGTATTGATATTTGTGTAGCCAGAAAGAAAGAGCTCATTAAAACCCTTATTGTATGCGGAGTAAACTCTGTAAAATATAACTGGGAGAAAGAGATCCAGATCCACTCTAACGAGGGCTGTGTAATGGTAGACGGTAAGACAATGGATGTTAGAGTACAACAGCTAAATGACTGGTACAGAGGCTCCTCTTATTTTGGGGTTATCAATATTGAGAGCCTCAGAAATGAGAAAATACAGGATGCTCTCTATCTGGGGATTAAGGATGGATATATAGGGGCTATTATTGTGGATGAGATCCACAAGGCTAAAAACGGAGGCTCTCAACAGGGAAAAGCTCTTAGATTTTTGAAAGCTCCAGTTAAGATAGGATTATCTGGTACTCCGATGAATAAAGCGGAGGATCTGTGGAATATCCTTACATGGCTGGGAGTAGAGAGGAGATCCTTTTATAGTTTTAGAAATGCCTATTGTACTATGGGAGGTTTCGGAGGCTATAAAGTAATCGGATATAAAAACTTAGATAGTCTCAATGCTGAGTTAAATACTGTAATGCTTAGAAGAAAGAAAGAGGAGGTACTAGATCTCCCTCCTAAGCTGTACAGTACTGAGTATGTAGAACTTACCACAGCTCAGAAAAAACAGTACAGGGATATTAAAAATGGCATTGTAGCAGATATGGAGAATATCTTAGCCTCTGTTAATCCGCTTAACTGTACTCTCCGCCTTAGACAGCTTACCAGTGGTAATCCTAACTTAACAGATGATAGCCCTAAGCTGGATCGTATTAAGGAGATGCTGGAGGAGGAGATTATCCCTAACGGTCACAAGGCTATCATATTTTCTCAGTGGAGCACGATAGCTAAGGATCTGGGGATAGAGCTTAGTGAATATGATCCGATTGTGATTACAGGAGAGGTACATCCAGAACAGAGGCAGAAATTGGTAGATAATTTCCAGACTAACCCACACTGTAAAGTAGCTATAGGAACTATCGGAGCTATGGGTACTGGATTAACCCTAAATAAAGCCTCTTATGTATTCTTTATGGATAAAGCGTGGAATAGCGGAGATAATGCACAGGCTGAGGATAGAGCCCACAGAATAGGCACGGTAGGGGCTGTAAATGTAATCTCTATGGTGGCTAAGGGTACCATAGATGAGGCGGTAGAGGATTACCTGTTAGAAAATAAAGATCTCATTGATCGAGTAGTAGACGGTAAGGGATCTAAGCAGGATATTAAAACCATCCTCAATAAATTACTTAGCATTTAATATACAGGTGTGGTATAATAACTCAAAACGGAGGTACATAATGAGAGCGATAACAGTAGATGCAGATACAGGAAAAAGAATATATACAAGAAAAGAGGTAGCGGATCTGGTAGGAGCCTCTACTCAATCTATCCGCCTCTGGGAAGATGCTGGAGCTATTCCAGCCAGTGTAAGAGATGAGGGAGGCTATAGATACTGGTATGAGGAGGATCTGGAGGCTATAAAGGCTTATGCCTCATTACCGAGAAAAGCAAAACTTAAAAAGTAGCCCTAAGTGTGAGGAGAGTGTAACAGCTCTCCTCTTTTTTTTTTGCCCTTAATTTTGAGGGCTATCTAAAAATTTACCGTTTGTGTGATTAGGTTAAGTATCAAAAGAAAAGGAGGTAAGCAGGATGCTTAAAATCAGTTTTACAAATGCTGAGGTATCGGATCACGGATACGGTTTAGAGGTAAATGGTAAATCCTTAGAGGATATTATCTCTACCGCCTTAGGAACTAAGGTAAAAGGTAATGGCGGTTACGGATCTGGATTACCTAGCTTTAGCTCTAATAGCTGTGATGTAACGGTTACTATCAATCCACACGATAAAGAGTGTGATATTGAAACAGAGGATAACGTGTGGCACAGCGTAGAGGAAATGGAGGCAGAAAAGAGTGAGCAGTTTCAAGAGGAAAATGCAGAGGCAGATCCAGAAAAATAATGGTACCCTCCTCCACAAAAAGGTAGTAGCTAGAAAAATGGGCTGTAAATCCGTGGAGGAGTATAACCGTAGAATGGCACGCAGAGAAAAGAATTTAAAAGAGATGGAGGATAACAAAGATGGCAAATGATTTTACAGCAAGGGTAGCAGGTATCAGCGTAGAGCTTGGTATGAGTGTACAGAATAAGAGTGGTATCTGGTGTAAGCCTACAGTAAAGATGGATATTAAGATTGATGGAGGTACGAACCCTCAGCAGAGAGAGGCTATTATTAAACAGGCTTTTGATGAGGTTTGTGATAACATTGAGAAAACCATCTCAGAGATGGAGTAATACTTACAGGGGGGGGGAGAGTATCTCTCCTCTCTCCTTAACTGGAGGTAATTATGACAAAACAGATAAAAGTAAGAGAGGATAATTACTTTGCTGTACAGGGCTGGATGGTAACAGAGCTAAAACTAAAGGGTAACGCACTTATGCTCTATGCGATCATCTACGGATTTTCTCAGACTACTAACACAGCTTTTACAGGGAGTGTAGATTACCTCTGTGAGTGGCTGGGTGGTGTATCAAGACCTACGGTAATTAACACTTTAGATAACCTAGTTAAGCAGGGGCTCCTCACTAAGAGTAGTACCACTAAAGGAGCTCTCATTTACAACAGCTATACAGCTTTAAGACCGAGTAAAAAAATTTTATCCGATGAAGATCCAACGAGTAAAAAAACTTTACCCGATACGAGTAAAAATTTTTTACTCAATAAAGATAGTAAAGATAATATAGAAAAATCCATCTCTAAAGAGATGGAGGGCAAAGCCCCTAAAAAGAGATCTTATAGTACTATCTTAGAGGATCCTGTTAATAAGTTTGTGAAAGAGGCTCTTAGTAAATTTATACAGTACTGTAGGGGTAAAAACTATACGCCTAAGGTAACTACTGTAGAAAAGTTTGCTAGTACTCTTAGAGATAATGCTAGAGAGGATCCTGTAGTGGCTCTGGCTATTGTGGATCAAAGTATAGATAAGGGATGGAAAGATCTCTATCCACTTAAGAACTATGGTAGACAGGGAAAGCCTACAGCGGTTAGTAAAAAGTTTAGCGGTAATACCCTTAAAGATGCTGAGGGTAAAGATATTGTGTTTAAGTAATCTGGAGGAGGGTGTAAAAGCTCTCCTCTAAATTTTTACCTCTTTTGTGATTAGGATTACTCAAAAGGAGGTAAAAGCGGATGAAATGCTATGCAAGTGATTATTGCCAGAAAGATAAAAGTTCCTGTAGTGATGTATGCGGAGGCTACAGAGTACTTAGAGCTTTATACAATTTAAGCAGGATCCCAGAGAGATACCGTTATACTATCGCTCTTAAGCCAGAGAATGGAGAGGATCTGGAGGCGTTTACAAAGCTGGATAATTATAAAAATGATGTGCTCAGTATGGTAGATGAGGGCAGAGGTTTATATATCTGGGGAAAGAGTACAGGGAATGGTAAAACTTCATGGGCTTGTAAGATTATGAGTTACTTTTTCAGAAAGATAGCTTTTAATACAGGGCTGGAAAATGAGGGGCTATATATTTTTCTCCCCACTTTCTTAGAAGATCTCAGAGATAACTATGATAACAAAGATCCAGAGTTTGATGAGATACTCAGAATGATAAAAACCTGTAGGCTCCTTATCATAGACGATATAGGAGCAGAGAGGGTAACAGATTGGGTAAGGGAGAGGATGGTAAGTATTATAAATACCAGAGTATCTAATAACCTCACTACGATCTATACCAGTAACCTCTCTCCAGAGGAGCTTAGGGGCGAGTTAGGGGATCGGATAGCCAGTAGAGTATTAGGATCCTCACAGGTAGTAGAAATTACAAGCGGAGATAGGAGGGGATTATAAATGGCTAATATGATTGAGCAGAGCTTACTCTGTAAGGTATTAGATGCTCCAGATCTGGAGATCCTCCACTCTAACGGAGTAGTAGAGGAGATGTTTCTTACCTGTAAGGATGAGATCCATTTTATCATAGAGCATTACAACAGCTATAAGCAGATGCCAGATAAACTAACCTTTTTAGGCAGGTTCAAAGATTTTCAAATGCTGGAGGTTACAGAAAGCACAGATTACTTAATTTACAAGCTCAAAGAGGCTTACACATATACTAAGCTGGTGCCTCTGATTGAGGATACAGCAAAGGTAGTAAAAGAGGATAGTATTAAGGCTATCCAGTACCTCAAAGAGGAGATAGAAAAGCTGGAGAAATCCGTACCAGTGAGCAGGAATAAAGATGGCTATGATATTATCTCTAACGCTGGAGATCGCCTTACAGAGTATAAAAAGCGTTGTGAGGTAAAGGGGCTTATAGGTATTCCTACAGGTATCCCTAAGCTGGATGAGATTACTAATGGCTGGCTCTGGGGAGAGGATCTGGTAGTACTCACAGGGCGTACTAATGTAGGTAAAACATGGATCGGAGAGTACTTTGCTACTATGGCGTGGAATATGGGTTATAAGATCCTTATGTACTCTGGAGAGATGAGTACCGCTATGGTTGGTTTTCGTTTCGATACCCTAAATAAGCACTTTAGTAATATGGGGCTCCTTAATGGATCTGGTACTCTGGGAAAGAAACCAGATACAGACGGAGCAAAGTACTTACAGGAGGATTATGAGAAGTACATAACACAGCTCCAGCAAAAGAGTGGATTTATAGTAGTTACTCCAGATGATTTTGAGGGGCGTAAGCCTAATGTGGATGAGATCAAGAGCTTAGCTATTAAGCATGGGGCGGATATGATTGTAATAGATCAGCTCTCTCTTATGAGTGATAAGCGTAGGGCGGATATACCTAGAATAGCTTATAACAATATCTCAGAGGATCTCTTTTTGATGAGTAAGGAGCTTAAAAAGCCTGTACTCCTTATGGCACAGGCTAACCGTGAGGCAGTTAAGAACCGTAAAAAAGGAGAGAGCCCAGAGCTCCACGATCTGGCAGAGAGTGACGGTGTAGGACAGAACGCCACAAGAGTATTATCTCTATCTGTGATAGATGGCACTCTTAAGATCAGTGTTAAGAAAAACAGATATGGTATCAATAACAAAGAGGTACTTATGATCTGGGAAGTAAACACAGGATACCTTAAGCCTCTCCTTAGTGAAAATCCAGAGGAGAGCACAGAGGATAAAAAGGATAATAAACTAGATGGAGAAAAGGATAAAGGAGGAGAGAAAGATTATGGTTTCTAAAGGCGGAGTACCTAAAGGGAGGATCATCCCTGTATATCTTACAGATGAGGGAGATGTGTACCCTATTTATTTACATGAGATGGGAGAGTTAGAGATTATCCAGAGGCTTGTAGCAGGTATCTTAGATAATAAGATTGTGGTAGATACTAATACCAGAATTAACTCAGAGAATGATAAAATCTCTATTTTTGATTTAAGTAAGAAAAAATAATAAAAATCTCTCTAAATGTTACCTCTTTTTCTGATTAGGTTAAGTAAATCGGAAAAGGAGGTACTTTTTTATATGACGATTACAAGTAAGGAAGTAGCGGAGATGCTGGGAAAGAGGCACGATAACCTTTTAAGAGCGATCCGCAAATATATTACACAGTTAGGAGAGGAGGCTCCTAAGTATTTCTCAGAGGATCCAGATAAGGGCGGTAGATTGTACCACATTACTAAGGCTGGCTGTGATCTTATGGCAGGGCGTATTATCGGAGCTCAGAGTGAGGTTTTCAAGGCTAAGTATGCTCCAGTGTTTGGAGAGGAGGCTCCTGTAGAGGCTGTAGAGGAAAAGCAGGAGGAGCCACAGGAGAAAGCCTACACAGTAGAGGAGGTAGCTCAGATCTTAGGCTGTAGTGAGAGAAATGTTTACAGAAATATCCAGAGCGGAAAACTGGAGGCTGTAGAGCGTGAGGTAATGATCCCTACTCTTAAGAAGTTTGTAACAGAGGAGGCTCTGGAAAAATATAAAGCAGGGAGGGCTAGTTAATGAATTACTTTGAAATGAAATGGAGGCTCTCCGCTTGCAGAATACAGGCAGGATACTCACAGGCAGAGGTAGCAGAGATCTTAGGCTGTAGTGATAAGACTATAGTTAGTTGGGAAACAGGTAAGACAGCTCCTAAGATGGAGAAAGCACAGGAGCTTAGTGATCTGTACGGTATCCCTCTGGCTTATATGGATTTTTCAAAGGCTGGAAACTCTACACCTCTTAGAGAGCGTGAGAGTGAGCCACAGATCCCAGCTTTTTAATTTATAGGAGGAAAAAAAGATGATTAAAGGACAGTTTGCAAAAAATTTACACAAAGCAGTTTCAGAGAGAGGGATTAAGCAGGTAGAGCTTGCTAAGGTGCTGGAGGTACCGCCTACTACAGTAAATGGGTGGATGAGAGGAGCCCATTTACCAGACATTGAGAAGTTAATGGAAATTTGTGATTATTTGGAAATGCCTGTAGGAGAGATGTTAGGAGATCATAGACATATTAACGATTTAGACGAGGTTAAGCATCTTATGGATGTATCGCTTAAACAGAAAGCCTATATTGAAAATTTAGAGGCGGAGCTTAATGAGTGTAAAATGTTAAATAATCAGCTTATGAGCGATCTGGATGCAGATGAGGGGCTTGCAGAAATTTGTGTGAATGAGTTTATTGCAGATACCATAAAGGCTGTAAAAGACGCTGGCGTAAAGAAGATTACGGTTGAGTTTTGATAAAGAAAAAGAGCCAGCTTTTGCAGGCTGGCTCCATCCAGAGGATTACTCCTCTTTAAGATTTTGTAGCTCATTGATGCGTTGAGCTAATCCCTTAAGTAGCTCCAGATCCTTATCTGATAGTGAGATAGATAGCTTAAATAAATCGTATAGAGAGGGCTTACTCTCTAAGATCTTTGAGATTAAAGCAGGATCAGTAGAAAACTTTTCCTGTGAGAAAATCTCTGGATCTCTTAGGAGATCCGTAGCATCTATCCCTAGATAAGTTGCTACAGCCTCAATCCTATCCATTCTAGGAGTGTTCTTTCCAGTACACCATTGAGAAACTGTAGAGGAGCTGTAGTGGAGATCGTTGATTAGATCTTGCTGAGTTTTACCTTTTACCGCTAGGTAGTAGGTAAGTGCTTTAGCAAATGTACTCATTGTTTTTACACCTCCTCTCCTTTGAGGGATAAGTTAATTATACAGTATTACAGAGAAAAAGTAAAGTAAAACAGAGATAAAACTCTGTAAAACAGAAAATTAGGTATTGACATCTCTGTAAAACAGGATTATATTATAATTGTTCTCTGAGAAACAGAGAGAACACAGAGGGGGTACTCCCCTCATATATTTTTGCTATCAATCTCTATTAAACAGAGAATGATATACAATAAAACAGAGATAAAGGAGGTACAAGCTAATGAATTTAGCGGAGTTAAAGGAGGCTTATAAAGCCAGAAAGTTAGCCTTAGACAGTGCAAAGAAAGAGGAGGAGAAATACAAGGCACTCCTTAAGGATGCGATGTTAGAGGCTGGAGAAAGTGATTACACGGATGAGGCTGGATACCGCTTTGAGCGAATTGTGCAGGAGCGTAAGAGCATGGATGAGGAAAAGCTCTTAGCAGAACTCCATGAGAGAAACCTTACTAGCTGTATCGCAACTAAGGAGGTTGTAGATGAGGATGCAACTCTTAAGGCGGTAGAGGCTGGAGAGTTGCCACAGGAAGTATTAGCAGATGCCTTAAAGGTAACAGAGGTAGTAATGCTTAAGCTCACAGCTCCTAAAAAGGCAAAGGCTAAAAAGTGATAACGATCTGGAAAACTCCAATAGTAGCCACAGTAGAGCAGGTACTTAAGGATCTTAAGCTCCAGCTCTACGGAGCAGGGCTACTTAAGGAGATTAAAAACACAGGATCGGATCTTATGTGTACTTGCCCTTTTCACGCAAACGGTAAGGAGCATAACCCATCTTGCGGAGTGCTCCTACAGCAAAAGGTAACAAAGGATAAGACCTATGAGGCTGGTACGGTGCATTGCTACACCTGTGGATACACAGCGGATCTACCTCAGTTTGTAGCGGATTTATTAGGGCTGAGTAGCCCAGTAGAGGGCTTTAAGTGGCTGGTAAATCAGTACAACTACCAGACGGAGGAGAGAGAGCTCCCAGATCTGGATATGTACAGAGGCTCCACAGCTAAATCCTCAGTACTGGAGGAGAGCTTAGTAAAGCAGTACACACAGAACCTCCTACAGAGTGAGGAGGCGTGTAGGTACTTACATAAAAGGCGGATAGCTAACTGGGTGTTAGAGGCTTATGAGCTGGGGTTTGATCCAGAGGATAAAACAGTACTTTTCCCTGTAAGGGGCATGGATGGGAAAGTGATCTTTTACAAGGGCAGGAGCATAGCTGGAAAGCATTTTTATAACGCAAAAGAGGTAGATAAAACCTCCGTAGTGTTTGGGCTCTGGGAGATCCTAAACGGATCTTTTAGCTGGGGTACAGCGGATCAGATAGAGGAGGTTTGGATTACAGAGAGTGAGATAGATGCTCTCAGCCTTATCTCTTATGGAGTACCAGCGGTAGCCATCATGGGATCACATATCTCAGAGGATCAGTGTAAAGAGCTGGAGCGTACACCTTTTAGGCGGTTTGTACTTGCCACAGATAACGATGATGCAGGGAGAAAAGGAGCCTCCCAGATCAAGAGGTTACTGATACCTAAAGGTTTTCGGTTTATCAACCTCAAATGGCATACGAGCCTAAAGGACATTAACGATCTTGTCAAAGAGTACGGAGATGGCTGGAAAGACCATCTCACAGGATATTAAAGGAGGAAAACAGGATGAGTAAAGGATTTATTACAGGAACAAATGAGGAACTTATTAAAGCGTACAAAGAGAGTAGAGATGAGAGCTATCTTAAAGAGCTCATAGAGGCTAACAAGGGGCTTATTAACCTTTTGGTATCCCCTTATTTAACCTCTATCCCTAATTCTGAGTTAGAGGATCTTACAAGTGAGAGTTATATACCGATGCTTAGAGCTATAGAGGATTACGATCCAGAGCAGGGAGTAGCTTTTTCTACTCTCCTTAAGGTTTATGTACGCCAGCACCTTAACCGTTTATACAACGAGGCTACACGCCAGAAAAGATTTACAGGTACCACTCCAGATAGCTTAGATCGGTTATCCGAGATCAATAAAGAGGGCGGTACAGAAACAGATAGCACCTTTGAGGTAGAGTGTAAGGATTTTAGCTCTGTAGAGTTTATGGATCTCTTAGATAGCTTACAGCTCAATGATAAGGAGCAGGTAGCGGTAAATATCCTCATGGCTGGAGGAGCTAAGGGAGAGATTGCTAAGGCTCTTAATATTACTAATGCTACCGTAAGCTGGCATATCAAGAACCTCAAAAAGAAATTTATTTTAGCTGGTTATCAATATGCTGTCTAAATAATTTTGGTGGATGTGATTAAGTTATTTATCACGAAAAGCAAGGAGGTAAGCGGTATGAGTAGTTTAAGAACCCTGTTAGCCATCTTAAAAGGAGAGGCTGTAGTGCTTACTAAAAAGAGTGAGCATAAGGCGGATGTGCTGGTAGGAAAGAATGTGGATAAGCGTTTTGCTATCAACAGCATGGTAGGAGCTGTAAAGGCTTTGATGCTGTAGTTATAGAAAAAAAAAATAATCAAGGAAAAACAGGAGGATACAGAAATGGGATTACAGGATCTTATTAACAAGTATGACAATGGAGGATTTTCTAAAACAGGCTGGTTTCAGTTAAAGGATGATGGAGATACAGCTACAGTACGCCTCCTCCATAAGGGAGAGGTAGGAGTAAAGGATGGAGAAACGGATTATGATTTTCCCATCTACGAGGTACACAAATTAGATGTAGACGGTAGCGGTAGAGATCGTACTTGCCTCTGTAAAGGAGAGAGCTGTGAGTTTTGTAAGAGCGGTAATAAGCCTCAGCTTAGAATGTTCTTACAGATGATTAACAAGGATGAGAAAGATAAGGATAAGCAGGTACAGCTCTGGGAGAGAGGCTTAACAGACATTAAGAACCTTATCGGCTTAGCTGGAGAGTACGGAGATCTCACTAAGAGAGATATTAAGATTAAGAGATCTGGAGCAAAGGGTAGCCTTAAGACTACATACCAGTATTTTCCTAAGGATCCTAGTGAGATGGAGATCCCAGAGCCTCAGAACTTAGTAGGCTCACTTATCTTAGATCTGGATCGTGAGGATCAGATTAAGGCTATTGAGGGTAGATTACAGCTTAACAAGGGTAACAATAACGATAGTAACAATGACAGCGGAGCAGGAGCTACAAGAGTATTTTAAGGCAGGGAGGGAGGCTAAAAACCTCCCTCTTTTATTAAACAGGAGGATACAGGATGGCAAGAGAGATACAGGTAGATATGAGTAGAGAGAGCGTGGATCTGGAGGATCTTAGTAGCCGATTAGCTCATAAAAAAGTATGTAATATAAATTTGAAAAGAAACCAGAATACCTTACTTAAAGGGCTGGAGGTAATAAATGAGCTTGTAAAGAGCGGTAGGCTCCATGCAGAGGGAGAGTATGAGATTATTCGTACTCCAGAGAGGCTTAAGGAAGTAATGGAAACCTACTTAACTGGAGTAAGTGAGTATGTACTGGATGTGGAAACTACAGGGCTGGATGTGTATAACGATATTTTAGTAGGTATCTGTTTATATAATCCAGATCTCCCTAGTTTCTATGTACCGTTTAATCATACGGATCTCCAGAATAAAAGAGTTGAGGGGCAAATGACAGAGGAGGAGTGTAAGGCGGTTATGCTCCCTTATCTGGCTAATGGATCCCTTAAGTGCATCAATCATAATATTAAGTTTGATGATAAAGTAGTTACTTTCCAGTGGGGGCAGAGGATCGCTAATGTATGGTGGGATACTAATATAGCTGGATGGGTACTCAATGAGAATGAGAAACACGGATTAAAACCGATGTATAACAAGTATATCCTCAATGGGGAGGGCTCAGATGAGGATTTTGGAGATCTCTTTGAGGGTATCCCATGTAACTATATCCCTATTGATATTTTTGCTATTTATGGAGCTAATGATGGTTTTAAAACATGGGCTCTGTATCAATTTCAGAAAAAGTATCTTAGAGAGGATCATCCGAGAGCAGACTATAGAAAGCTCTATCATGTGTTTAGAGATATTGAGATGCCTCTTATTGATGTTTGTATGGATATGGAGCTTAGAGGTGTAGAGATCCGTGAGGATTACGCTAAGGAGCTCTCTGTAAAATTCAATGAGGAGATGGCGGAGAAAGAAAAGCTCTGTGATGAGTATGTAGCTAAGTTTGATAAGTACATAGAGGAAAATCCTACTCTTATGAGATTAACTAAGGGTACTAAGAAGATCAATTATAACAGCCCTCAGCAGGTGGCTTGTTTATTTTATGATATTTTCAAACTGAAAAGCGTATCCAGAAAAGAGCCGAGAGGTACAGGAGATAAGATAGTACAACAGCATAGAAACAAGGCTAAAAAGGCAGGTACTAAAAAGGGAGAGGAGTTTATCCAGTTTTTAGATAACTACCAGAGATATAAGGAGTGCGGAAAGCTCTTAGGAACTTACATAGACAAGATCCCAGAGGTTAAGTGTGCTAAGACTAATGCAGTACATACCACATATAACCAGTATGGGGCTAAAACAGGTAGATTTAGTAGCTCCGATACAGTTACTAAGATCAATCTCCAGAACATTCCTAGCCATGAGAAAAGCATCCGTAAGATCTTTAGAGCCAGAGATGGTTATAAGTTTGTAGGTGGAGATTTTAGCCAGATTGAGCCACGAGTACTCTCTTATGTGTCTGGAGATGAGGCGATGCAGGAGGCATACAGAGAGGGTAAAGATCTATATGCCATCATGGGATCTAAGGTGTACGGTGTGCCTTATGAGGATTGTAGAGAATTTTATCCAGATGGTACGGTAAATGCTGAGGGTAAACACAGGCGTACAACTATGAAAAGTGTACTCTTAGGTATCATGTACGAGCGTGGAGCTAAAGCCATCGGAGAGCAGTTTGATAGATCCGCAGAGTGGGCTCAGAAACTTATTGATGATTTTTATAAGAGTTTTCCTAAGATCCAACAGCTCCGCCTTAAGGTAGAGAAGATGGCGGAGGAGTACGGATATGTAACTACCATACAGGGCAGAAAGAGAAGATTACCAGAGATGCAGTTACCAGATCACGATGATTACCGCTATCAAGAGGCTCACAGGCAGAGCCTTAACGCTGTAATACAGGGATCCAGTGCGGATATTATGAAATTAGCTATGATCGCTATTTACAACGATCCTCAGTATAAGGCTCTTGATTGCCACATGGTAATAACCGTACATGATGAGTTAATTATGGAGGTACCAGAGGATTATATTAAGGAGGGAGCAGATCTCTTAGTAAACACTATGAAAAGAGTAGGACACAGTCTTATAGATCTCCCTATGAGCGTAGATGCTGAGGTAAATGATTACTGGTATGGAGAAAACTTAGCGGATGAGTATTTAGAGGAGGAGTAAGCCTATGGGATATTTTCCTTTACCAGAGCTAAAGGGTAAGCCTAACAAGATCTTTGTAGATGGTAAAACTCTAAATCAGATAGCTAAGGAGAGCGGTATAAGGCTGGATACCGTACAGCATAGATATGATATAGCAGAGGTATAAGAGATTGTGAGGGCTTAACAAAGCCCTCTCATATCAGAGTAGAGCACGAAAAGGCACAGAGGAAAACCTACTCTATAATGAGTGCTGGAGAGAGAGTAATAGAGAGGATCTGGGAGCTGGATATACCTCTCCAGACTATATCCGATAAAACAGGGATAAGCAGATCCACAATATACGCCTTTTTATATAACGGTACAGATCTTAGTAGTATGAGGCTTGCTAAGATCTGTAGCCTTTTAGGATTATCAATGGATTATGTGATGGGATTAAAGGAGAAACCAGATGGCAAAATGTAAATTCTGTGGAGCTGAGGTAACAATAGGGGAGAGATGTACCTATTGTGGCAGTAAGGCGGAGGGCTGGTACTATTCTGGAGAAGAAAAGAAACAGGAGCCTAAAAAGAAGAAAGCCTCACATGATAGAGTAAGAGATCTGTTTAATGGAAAGATCTATATTGTAAAAAAGGGAGATTGCCTTTGGAATATTGCTAAAAATTTGTATGGATCTGGAGCAGAGTATTACAGGATTGTAAGGAAAAACCATCTACAGGATCCTAACCATATAGAGGTAGGGCAAAAATTATACTATTAGGAGGATAATTATTATGAGTATGACGGAATGGGCTAAAAGAGAGGTAGAGATAGCATCTAAGAGAGAAAGAGGAGATAAGCCAGAGAGTGAGTGGGATTATGGATGTGCTTGCTATGATAGTGCTCTTAAGGCTTTTGAGAGCCTTTGTGGAGACGGTCACAGTGGTTTTAGTATAGGTATTACAAAGGGGATCCTTAACAGATTGATAGATGGAAAACCTCTTACTCCGATTGAAGATATAGAGGATGTATGGAATGTATGTAGTAGAGGAGAAAATGGAGGAGTAGTTACATACCAGTGTAAGCGTATGAGTAGCCTGTTTAAGGATGTATACCCAGATGGTACAGTAAAATATCACGATAACGATAGATATTATTGTATTAAATGGGATGATCCTAATCTGTGCTGGCATAATGGGTTTATTGGTAAGATTTATAGTGAGATGTTCCCTCTTACTATGCCTTATATGCCATCTAATAAAGCGGATGTGATTGTATGTGACGAGCTCCTCACAGATCGTAAAAACGGAGATTTTGATACTTTAGCTGTATTGTATATCCAGAGATCTCACGGAGAAAAGGTAGAGGTAAACAGATATTTTAAGGAGGGAGAAAAGAGCTTTATAGAGATCTCTCCATATGAGTATGAGGAGCGTAAGAAGATGCACGAAAAGAGGCAGGAGCAGGAGGCTAAGGCACAGGATGAAAATTAGATATAATCGTTTTGCTGTATTTCCTGTGATGTGTCACGATTGCCATAGATATATCTGGATGGAGCCTTATAGGAGGGCTGATGTGTGGCATAACTGGTTAGATAGATATGTAAAGAAAACTATCTGTAATGAGTGCCTTAAAAAGTATGATGTAGGAGGTAAACAGTGAGATATAAAGTATATGATGAGGAAGATAAGAAAGAGAGAACTCTGGAGGAGTGCGTAACTCCGTTAGAGGTAGGATCTGTAAGGAGAGTGCAGGTTAAAAAGGGAGATACCAGAGAGGTACATCATTTTAGAGTATTGGAGGAGTTAAAGAGTGTTTGATTTTAACGGAGAAAATTTAAAGGTAGGAGATAAGGTAATAGTGTATCAGAGCCACTTTAGCAGTAAAGCCTATTATGTAGGTACTGTAGTAAAAAGAACTCCTACAGGGCTCTTAGATATAGAGTGGGGGAATGATAGAAAAGAGAGATTTAAGAGTAATGGGTATGAGTATCACAGATCCTCTGGATACGGTAGAACCTCATTTTATTTAGAGCCCTATACTGAGGAAAGAGGTAGGCAGGTTATACAGGAAAATAAGAGAAAGTGTATGGTAGGTTGGCTTAAGGAGTTTGATTATACAAAATTATCTTATGAGGAGGCAGAGCAGGTATATACTCTGGTAGCAGGTTTGAAAAATTCATAAAATTAGTATCTAAGGAAACCTCCTTTATGTGATTAGGATCGATCAAAACATAAAGGAGGTTTTTCTATTGAAAGTAGATATTTTTAACACAGAAAACAAATATAAGATAATCTATGCAGATCCAGCATGGTTATACAGGGATAAGGCGGTAGCAGGGGGTAGAGGGGCTGGATGCCATTATACAGTAACCAGCTTAGAGGATATAAAGGCTCTCCCTGTGGAAAAGCTGGCAGATGATGATAGTGTGCTTTTTATGTGGGTTACGATGCCATTTTTAGAGGAGGCTTTTGATGTGATGAGATCATGGGGCTTTGAGTATAAAACCTGTGCTTTTACATGGATAAAGCAGAATAAGAAAGCAGATACTCTCTTTTGGGGTATGGGTAATTGGACTAGGGCTAATGCGGAGTTATGCTTATTAGGTGTAAGAGGAAAGCCTAAGAGAATGGATGCAGGAGTACACAGTGTAATTATGAGCCATATAGAGGAGCACAGTAAGAAACCAGCGGAAACGAGAGATAGGATTGTAAAGTTAATGGCAGGGGGGGGGCTACCTAAAATAGAGCTCTTTGCAAGACAGAGTATAGATGGCTGCGATTGCTGGGGAAATGAGGTATAAGAATTGTAGGAGGTGTAAAAAGCCTCCTCTTTTTTTTTATCTAAATTTACTTACCGTTTGTGATTAGGTTACTTATCAATCAAAACAGGAGGATCAAGGATGGTAAGACAGATTAAAAGAAAATGGAGAAGATTTTACAGAACTCATAGAGAGGGCTGTGAGTTGGTAGGAGATTTTATTGGAGCTGTAAGTATTTTTGTATTTTTATTTGAGCTCTATATCATCGGAGTTATGTTAGGAGGTCACTAATGGGAAATGTAATTTTAGGGCTTTTGTTAGTCGGCTACATAGTGGTTACTATCGTAAATCTGGTAATTGAGGTAAAGAGAGATAAAGAAACCAGACCTCTAAGGATAAGAGAAAGCAGATCCCAGATGTATTTAGCTTTTGAGCTTGCCAGATTTAATAAAAATATTGAAAAAGCTAGAGAGGAGGCGGAAAAGTAATGGGATTAAAGAGCTTAATAGCAGTAGCACAAGGAAAAAATGCAGAGAGTGTATCCTTTGAGGATAAGTTTCTTAAAAACTATGAGGAGGCTGTAAAGGCTAAGGAGTTGGAGGAGAGGCAGGTAGCCCCATCTGAGTATATCCGCCCATCCTCTATGTATGGCTGTGAGCGTATGTTATTTTTCCAGAGAGTACATGGAGGCTCCCAGAACGGAGAGCAGAGTGAGGTAAATCTTATTGAGATATGCCAGAGTGGTACAGATAGGCACTTAGACATACAGCATATAGTAGAGCGTATGGAGGGGGTAGAGTGTTTAGATCTGGAGGAAATGGTAAAAGAGGCACAGGCTAAAGGCATTAAAACAGAGTTTGTAGGATGGAATGAGGATCACACAGAGGGCAGATGTAAAAATGATGAGCTCTCTATCTATTTCCAGCCAGACGGAGTTATTAGATTTAATGGTAAGGATGTAATCTTAGAGATTAAAACAGAGAGTACTTACCAGTTTAGTAACCGTTATGAGCCTAAGGCGGATCATAAGTGGCAAGCTACTTGTTACGGTATGGGGCTGGGGATAGATTATATCCTTTTCTTTTATGAGGATAGAAATTTCTGTAAAAAGAAACCGTACCTTTGGAAAATAACCGATGAGATGAAACAGGCAGTACTTAACAAGATACGAACTGTAAACAATGCTTGTAAAATAGGGATCCCTCCAGAGAAAGATGATAGCAAGTGTACATACTGTAGATATAAAAATGAGTGTGCTTTAGTGGATGCTGGTAAGTGGGTACATCCTAACCCTCCAGAAAAACCTCAGACAGCCCAGAAAGATACAAACAGAAAAAAGGCTAATAAGTCTACAGGTAAAAAGAAAAAAGCCTCTACAGGGCAAAATACAGCGTTGAGAGCGGTATGTGGTAACTGTGAGCATTGTGGTAGAGAGCTGGGAGCTTACTACTGTAGCATTGATAAAGAGGGATCTATGTATGTAGATCGCAGAAAGAAATGTAAGTTTACTCCTAGCAGATTTAAGGGGGTACAGGATGGCAAGTAATAACATCGGTAAAACCTTTGAGCAGGAGTTTAAGGAGTGTGTACCTCCAGATTATTACCTGTACCGCCTAAAGGATGATACAAGCGGATTTTATGGAGTATCTAATCCATGTGATTATATTCTTTTCAGATCTCCTTATCTCTTTCTGGTAGAGCTTAAAACCCATAAAGGAAAGAGCATACCGATAGCTAAGATCAGACCTAACCAGATACAGGGAATGGAGAAAGCTACTCATTATGAGGGAGTGTACGGAGGCTTTTTAGTCAACTTTAGAGAGTTGGAGGAAACTTATTACATAACCGTACAGGATGTGATCCAGTTTACTCAGACTGAGGAGAGAAAGAGCATACCTGTAGAGTGGTGCAGGGATCACGGAGTAAAGATAGAGCAGAAAAAGAAAAGAGTGAGATACAGCTATGATCTGGAGAGCTGGTTAAGGAGGTACTATGGAAAATCCGTGTAGTAATTGTGATAGTACATCAATGGAGATGTGCTTACTTATTAGACATTGTGAGAACTTTGTAACAAAGAAACCTAAAGAGGAGAGCAGGTGTAGAGAGTATGTAGGAGTTACCTGTGTAAATGGTGGATGTCCTAACGCTATGGCGGATGAGTACCCAGAGTACGGTTATGAACATTGTACCTGTGAGGAGTGCGGATACTATAAGGGCTGTGAGGATTGTGCCTTAGCAGGTACAGAGCGTTGTGATAAGGCTCCTACAGGAGGAGGTAAAGATGGTACAGAGTGATAAATTAAAGAAAAT